TATTTTAACAAAGAGTTATACTTCAACTTTTGTATATGAAAGTTTTAAGTGGACATTAGAAGAATGGTTAAATGGTAAATGGAAATTAGGAACTGGTAAGGAACACGAACTAATACATAAAAAACCCACACCGGAAAGAATTAAAGAACTTGCGACAATAAAGGGTATTTCAGAAGAAATGGCAGCTAAATATTTTAACAAGAGATGTTCATATTGTGATAAAAAACTTAATTCGGCTGAATTGGCTATGAATTTCAAAATGATTGGCAGAGAAATGGATTTAAACAAATTATTATGTAGGAAATGTTTTTGTAATAAGTTTAATATGAGTAGTAAAGAATACACACAAAAAATAATTGAATTTAGAAATAGTGGATGTAATCTATTTTAATGTTATTTAAAAATGTAAAAAGGAGCGAATTACATGAACGATGATTTTCAAGTAGATTATGAACCTAATAAAAGAGAACTACATATTAATTTGCCTGAAGAAGTTTGGAATAAAATTGATAATATAATTTTAACAAGGCACTTTAAACAACTTAAAAAAATAAGGATTAATTAATACTAGCAATGAAAATAAAATTTAGGAGTTGATAATATGTATTGTTCATATTGTGGTAGCCATGACCATCCATACGAATTATGTCCCAAAACATGGAGTGGTAATGCTAAAAGAGCTTGGGGATTATATTGTGCCTACTGTGGAAGTAATCAGCATAGTACAGAATATTGTCCTAAAACTTGGAAAGGACAAATAAACAGAGCAAAAAATGATAATGGTTTGTATTTGGATTAAACAAATTATAAATATAATATTATACTATAAGTAGGTGATTAATATACATATTGGAATTATTGATGCTGATTTAATTGGTAGACCAAAACATAGATTTCCAAATCTTGCATGTATGAAAATTAGCGGATATATGAAATCGCAAAAATATGACGTAAAATTAATTACTGATTACGAAGAAATAAAAAATAATAATTTTGACAAAATTTATATATCAAAAGTATTTACCGATACAAATGTTCCAGATTGGATATTGCAACTACCTAATACTGAGTATGGAGGCACAGGTTCCTTTTATGATAAAGCAAGGCCACTTCCTGATTATATAGAACACCATAAACCAGATTATCATTTATATGATGAATGGGTAAAAAATCAATTAAAAAGTGGGCGAGGTAAACCGTTAGATTATAAATATTATACTGATTATTCAATAGGATTTACAACTAGAGGTTGTTTTCGTAAATGTGAATTTTGCGTAAATAAAAATTATAATAAAGTAGTATTACATAGTCCTATAGATGAATTTCTTGATGAAGACAGAAAATATATATGTTTGTTGGATGATAATATATTAGGTTTTAGTCAATGGAAATTAATATTAGAATCATTACAAAAAACAGGTAAAAGATTTGAATTTAAACAAGGAATGGATATAAGATTAATGACAGATGAAAAAGCTAGAATGTTAGTTGAAAGTAAATACATAGGCGATTACATATTTGCATTTGATAATATTGCTGACAAAGATTTGATTGAAGAAAAATTAAAACTTTGGAAAAGATATTGTACTACAACTGCTCAGACAACAAAGTTATATGTATTTTGTGGATTTGATAGAAACGATAAATGGGATTATGATTTTTGGGTACAAGATATAAAAGATACATTTGAGAGAATTAAGATACTTATGAAGTATGGATGCTTACCTTACATAATGAGATTTGAACGTTATAAAGAAAGTCCATATGCTGGTACGTATATAAATTTAGCAAGATGGTGTAATCAACCTAATTTCTTTAAGAAAACAAGCTACAGAAAATATTGTGAAATGAATCAAGAACGCACAAAAAACAGTATATGTTCTGCTATGAGATACCTAAATGAATTTGAATTAAAACATCTAGATATAGCAAAAGAATATTTTGACCTAAAGTTTGAAGATTTAAATATGTATAATAATATAAAATAGGAGGTATTATGAGTAGTACAAACAGAAGTAAAGCAAGAGATTTACATATAGCAGATTATTATGTTACACCAATTCCTGTTATTGAGCGAAAAAACTTGGTTTGTTACTCGTTCAGACATGGAGCGTCTGTACGGGAAAGAGCCGGAAATTATATCTATAAAGAAGTTTATTTCGATCGGCTCAAGGATCATGAGTCTTGGTTAAAATCTTGGTTAAATCTTGGTTAAATGCTTTACTTTTTAACCAAGATCCAATTCGATTTTTGTTGATTTGTTAATATTATAATGAAATATGAAATAAATATTAATATAAAATTATACATAATAAAGGAGAGATTATATGACAAAACTAACTAATACATGGATTCATGGAGATTGTATGAAAGAATTACCGAAAATACAACCCGAAAGCGTAGACTTAATTATTACATCACCACCATATCACAATCTTAGAGTTTATTCAAATGACCCTGCTGACCTTTCAAATTGCGAATCTTATGAAGAATATTATTATCTTCTTAGTTTAGTAATTGAAGAATGTTATAGAGTATTAAAACCAGGTGGTAAATTTATAATCCAATTCGAAGATTATAATTATACTATTGGTAGAGATGGTAAGCGTGGCAAAGAATGTATAGTAGGTGGAATTAATCAAATGTTTTTAGACAAAGGGTTTACTTTGTGGACAGAAGCGATATGGGAGAAATACACAGCACAAAGAGCTATGCTTGCCGATGGTGCTTTGTGGTATAGAAACTTAAAAGACAAAGATACACAATTAGCTGCAAATTGGGGGTATGTATATGTTTACCGTAAAGCAGGAGAAACAGAAAAAGCGATTGGGGCAGACATTACATTAGAAGAATGGGCAGAATGGGCAAGCGGTGTATGGAAAATACCTAATAGTGGCATAGGACATACAACGCCATTCGCCGAAGAATTAGTTAAGCGTTGTATTAAACTTTGGAGTTATCCAGGTGATACAGTGTTAGACCCATTTGCAGGTGCAGGTACAGTGAACTACGTTGCTATAAAAAACAATAGAAATGCGATAGGTATAGAATTAAGAGAAGATTTTTATAATCTTGCCATAGAAAAAAGATTTAGTAAATTTACAGATGAAGATTATATACTTAAAGATTCTGTGCAACAAATGACTGAAAGATTTATTAAAGAAAAAGAAATTGCAGAGGCAGGGAAGGAAGCGAAAGCAAAAGAAGTTGAAGAAAAGAAACAATTAACTGCAAAGAAAAAATCTTTACAAGAAGAAATTAAACTACTTGAAGCACAATTAATTGAATTAGGAATGAAAAAATCAGAAATTAAAAAACTGAAGGATGGGATTACCATTGATACAAGTAGCAGTTCCGAAAGATAAGATTACATATATTCGTACAATAGAAGGTAGAAGATTTAAAGACGGTTTCTGGTATTTTCCAGAATCGTCTTTAGACAAACTAAAACAATTAGGTTTAGTAAGTGGAGAATATAAAACAAAAGAAAAAGAATACAAGCAATTTGACTTATCTTCATACTTATATAAATATCAAAAAGAAATAATAAATACAGCATTAAATGAAGGTTGTTATGCTATATTTGCCGATACGGGTACGGGAAAGACACCGATGGGGCTTGAAATAGCAAAGCATTATAATAAAACTTTAGTTGTATGTCCTTTATCTATAATAGAAAGTGCATGGATTGAAGATTGTAATAAATTTTATCCAAATAAAAAGATAGTATCTCTATGGCACAATAGCAAAAACAAGCGAATTGAAGCACTAAACGAAGATGCAGATATATATGTTATTAATTATGAAGGTTTAAAAATCATTTACAATGAAATACTAAAGAAAAATTTCGACTGTATTATAGTTGATGAAAGCAGTAAAATGAAAAACCATACATCACAAATAAGCCAAACATTACTACAATTAAGCGAACATATACCACATAGATACATATTAAGTGGCTGTCCTGCACCTAATCACAATAGTGAAATTTTTGCACAAATGAAATTTATTAATCCAGAAATATTTGGTAATAATTACTATGGATTTTTAGCAAGATACTTTACTCAAGATATGGCTAATCCACACAGATGGTATCAAACACAAGAAAACAAAGATATGTTTTTTAATAGATTATCTTTACAAAGTAAATTTTTAAAGAAAGAAGATTGTGTTGACTTACCAGACAAGGTATTTGAAATTAGAAAATTTACTTTAGGAAAAGAACAAAATAAATACTATCAAAATATTTTACAAGATATAAAAGATAATATTAACCAATGGAGTAAGTTTGAATTTACAGCCAAATTGATGAAATTAAGAGAAGTAATATCAGGATTTATCATTAATAAAGATGAATCCATTACTGAATTTGAAACAGAAAAAGATAATGAATTAGAAGTAGTATTAGAAGAAATAGGGAATAAACCTGTTATAGTATGGTGTCAATTTATATATGAGATAGAAAAGCTTGCTAAAAAGTTTAATGGAGTAGCGTTACATTCGCAGATTAAGAATAGAGAACAAATTATAGAAGATTTTAAAAACAATAAAATAAAATTATTATTTACGCACCCTAAACTTGTAGGACATGGTTTAACGTTTACGAATTGCAATTATAATGTTTATTATTCACTTAGTTTTAGTTATGAAGAATTTAAACAAAGTCAAGACAGAATACACAGAATAGGACAAACAAATAAATGTACATATATTATATTACAAGGCAAAAATACAATAGATGAATTTATATATAAATGCTTACAGAATAAAAAGAATATAGTGGATGAATTATATTTAAGTTTATCTACTTGACAAAATATAAATATAATATTATAATAAATTTAGATAAAAGAGAAACAATTAAATTAGGGAGTTGAAAGATATTTGACAAGGGAAGAAAAATATTGGCTACCATCTTGTCAATCTTGTAATAGTAAGAAAAACAGAAAAACAATAAATGAATTTTTAAAATGTAATGATAATAATGGATTTAATTATAAAAGATATCATAAAATTTATCTATGGATAAGATATGATTGTAAAAAGTATAAAAAACAAAAGTGTAAAAATACAACAAAATAACAATATAAAATATCTCAAAAGACTTATATTTTTAAATAAAAATAAATATAAAAAATAATAAAAGAATGGAGGTTGTTTATGATTAAATGTTGGGCTATCTATAAATATACTAATGAATTAAGCGGATATAAAGCTAAATCATTTGTTGGTGAAACATATGATGATATAGAAAGAAAAGTAAAAGCATGGTATGTAAGGCTAAAGAATATTGAGTTAATTGATGTTGCTGATGCTATTTACTATGACGGAAATGAAGATGATGAAGATTTGGATGATTATTAATTTAAAATCAAAGAAAGATTTGATTGAAAGGATGACATGTATATGTATTTAAAATTAAGTAATTTATTAGAATCTTTGGCTTTTAGGTTTAAACAAAAATCATTATACTTTGAGTTGAAGCATTACTTAAAAAACAACGAATCATATTTAAAGAAAACTCATTACTGGGAAAGAGCTATTGGCAAAACATATACACTAGTTAAATTAGCACATAAGTTTAAATGTCCCATTATTGTACCTTCTCAAACAACTGGTCTGCACATTCTTTGTATGTGCAGAGACTTAAATATTAATAATATTCAAATAATTTACCCCAATGAATCAATTAGAGGTAAAAAATATGATAAAATCTTGTGTGAAGAAGGCGTGGATATAGAATTCATTAATAGAAAATTAAAATGTAAATGTGTTGTTGGGTTTGTTAATGTAGATGATTTATATTATAAAAATAATTTTTCACAAGAATATGATTGTACTTGGATAAAAAAGGAGGATGTATATGAATATTAAAGTTGTTGATGAATCTAAACCTGATGTTTTTGAAGAAAAAGTTAATGAGTTGTTAAAAATGGGCTATAAAATATCTTCAACGTCTTGTGGATTTGTTAATAGTGCTTATGATTTTTGCTCTGTATATCAAGCTATTTTAATTAAGGAATAAGAAAACAGGAGGAATGTATGGATATATTAAAAAAATTGCCACACTATATGAAATATATAATCAATACTTATCCGGATGGTTGTGCTGCTTACAATTGGATTCAATGTTGCTATAATGAAATTTTAGCAGATAAAAGGCTTCCAAAAGAGTATGAAGTAGAAGATATATTAGAAGATTGCTTAAAAGAATTTCATTATGAAGATTTAGGATTATGTGGATGCGGATGCCCAGAAGAAACTTATGAAGTTATCAGAAAAATTCTTAATATACAATCTTCTAATGCAAAATGGGAAATAAAACAACAACAATTCTCAGAACTTTGTAATGCAGATATGGATAATGCAAATTATAGTGGGTTAATTCAATTTGTATTGTATGTTTTAGATGATAAAGGTTTTCTCAAACATGGAAGTAGTATTAGTAGTGCATGGTTAACTGAAAAGGGTAAAATTTATCTTGATTTGTTGAATATGTGGAAAGAAATTAAAGGTAAACAATAGGAGGATATATATGAATAATAAATTCAAAAACGGAGTATCCAATCTGTTATTTAAATTTAATAATGGCAAATATGAAAAAATAGATGATAAAAGTTATTTTATATATCATGACGACATTATGAAAGAATTTGTATTTAATTATCGTCATACAGTGCCAGATGATGAAATTGCAGTATTTTTATATAAAATATTTCTTACAAAACCAGAAGAATTTAAAGAATTAGTCAATAAAGGCAGAGATATACTTTTAGAATATTTTAATGAACAAGAAAACTATAAACAATGGTTACTTGGAAAAGAAAATGAAAACGAATATTATAAAAGTTTTATGAAGTAATTATACAAAGGTTTTAATTCAACACCTGTAGTTAAGCCTATAAACAATATGAATTAAGAGCAATTTATCAAGAAGAGCAAAACAATAAACCATTAGATAATAAAGTTGCAGGAGTAGATTTAGGAGAAATACATTTAGCAGTAGCATATGATGGTAATACAAGTTATATTATCAATGGGAGGTTATTAAGGTCAAAGAGACAATATCAAAATAAGTTAAAAGCAAAATTATCAAGCATGTTAGATAAAAAGAAGAAAGGTTCAAAAAGATGGAAAAAGATATTAAAATCTAAACAAAAACAACTAATTAAAATACAGAATCAAATAAATGATATTTTGCACAAACAAACAACTAAATTAGTCTCAACACTATATAAATCGGGTGTTCAGACAGTTGTAATTGGTGATGTGCGAAATATAAGGCAAAATATAGATTATGGCACAACTGCTAATCAAAGATTGCATCAATGGGTTTTTGGTAAAGTAAGACAAATGATACAATACAAAGCAGAAAGATTAGGTATGAAAGTAGTATTGCAAGATGAAAAATATACATCACAAACTTGTCCTATGTGTAATAATAAGCACAAACCAAATAATAGGAATTATATATGCAAATGTGGATTTAAGTATCATAGAGATGCAGTTGGAGCTATAAATATACGCAAAAAGTATCTTGGTGAAAACCAAGTAGTTGGGCTTATGGCGTCCCCCATTGGTATTCGGTATGAACCGAATATGCAATGTAGCCTGTAGCAATACAGGAAAGAATCTGCCGACTTTAGTCGTGCAGAGTACGTCAAGATGGTAGAAAATTTTATTTAGAATATTAATATATTTTAATTTTTACTCATTTTCATTGAAATTTCAATGATATTGTGCAAATTTTAAAGAAAGGAGACGATTTATACGAAAACATTTTTAATTCAAACTGTTAATAAGATGATAGTACACGATTTTTCATTTACACTTATTGAAGCAATTAGATATCATAATTGGCTTTATGATGATGCTATATACAATTATGTATTATCTGAAACAACAGATAGACCAAAAATTAATCCAACACAATATTATCCTTTGGAAAATGTAATTCCTATTGGTACGGTAGAATTTGTATTAGAGTATCTTAAAAAGTATTATAATATCGACAATGTAAAACCATTAAACATTCCACCAGTGTTAATGAAACCAGAATATCTAAAAAGACATGTAGAATATATGTTTTTTGATGCCGACAATTATATATATGCCGAAGATAAGCCAGTATTTGTAAAAAGTGCAGATAAAATTAAGGGCTATACAGATATTATATATAGGAATCAAAAACTACCTAAAGGATTATACCTAATATCAGAAGAAGTTAATATAGATTCAGAATGGCGAGCATTTGTTTACAATAATGAATTAGTGGGACTACAAAATTATTTAGGAAATTTTACATTGTTTCCTGATGTTGCATTAATTAAACAAATGATACAAGATTATAAATCAGCACCAAAAGCATATACGCTTGATGTTGGCATTAATGAAAAAGGTACATTTATAATAGAGTGCCATGTCTTCTTTAGTTGTGGGCTATATGGCTTTGCAGATTACAAATTATTACCTTTGATGTTTATATCGGCTTGGAATAAATTAGTGAATAAAACAACAATTTGAATTGAATTTAATATAAAAGGATTGGTAAATTTATTATGGAATTTCTTAGTCAAAAACTATATCACAATCAAATTATAAAAGAACAATACAAAAATGGGAAAGAATTATACATTATAACTATGAACGATAGTAACAAATATGTGCTTTGGCACAACAACAAACAAATAGCAGTATCTAAAAATGTAAATGAACTACATAAAAAAATAAAGAATTATTGAAAGGATGATTATATGGAAATTGAAAGCACACAAGTATTTGGTTTTGAAGCTGCTATACGTGCAATGAGAAACCCCTTAAATTCACATGTTAAAAGTGATAGTAAATTTGAACAATATGATGACCCGCTTTATTGGGCTAAAAACAATGCTAACGAAGAAAGATTTATATTAGGAGAAAAAGATGCAGAATTGTCACAAAAACTAACTAAAGCAGGGACAGAACATTGTAAACACTTGCGGTTTATTACCGTATGGTGTGATATTACTGCTCCCCGTTTTTGGTGGCAGGAAATGGACACGTATAGACATGTAGAAAAAATTTCAGAATCAACAATGCATACTCTAATGAAAAAACATATATCAGAACAAGACTTTGAAAAAGACAATGTTCCTGCTACATTAATTGAAAAAATAAATACATATATTGACTTATATCAGCAAACCGATGATGTAGAAGAAAAACACAATTATCTTATAGCATGTAAAAATGTATTGCCTGAAGGTTTTTTGCAGAAACGTACAGTATGTACAAATTACCAAACGTTGTTAAATATGTATAAGCAGAGACAACAACATAAACTTCCA